TGGCATTTGAACGTAAACATAATGTGTACTTTAATAGTCAGTTAGTTATTAGTAATGCTCAGAATGAAATGATAAATATGCCATTTATAGCGAATAAATGTTGGTCAGGTGGAGCGCATTTGTATGCAAGACGAAATATATGTGTACATTTTAGTTTAAATCCAAAATATCAGGGTCAAGTTGGTATTGACTATGCGGCTCAGCAATTGGAGATGGATACAAACCCGGCTAATTGTGTGGGTTACGAGTTTTGTACCCAACATACGCCAGCGGAATATAAAGAGAAATTATTGTTTCCGAAAGATCTGTATATATTGACTTTCACAGATCCGATAACTAAGAACGTTATCGCCGTTAAGAATTTTGCTGATGGTATAGAACATATTAAGCAAGAAGCAATTAGTTACAAAACAAAGCAATCAGACTTTAAGGATAGATTGTACAACCACTTTCGAACAAAGTGGGAAGCACAAGCGCAAGCCGATGATGATTTTGATGATGCACGGGAGATGAATGAAGATGAAGTAGCTATGTTTATACGAGCGCATTCAGAACAGGTGACGCGCAATATGCAAGCGGTCGTGCGAGAATTAATTGGCACAGAGGATATGGAAATGATTGAACGTATACGGCAGAATGCTCAAGGAGGAACCGATTACATAAATGTAGTGTATGGAGGTAATACCTGGGGTGACGAGGATATGTTTGTCCGGGTGACATATGCAGTGGAGACTATCGGAGTTCAGTATTGGGCTCGCCAAAATTTTTCATGCTGGCACCGTTTTAGGTTGCGTTTCAAGACCTGGGTAGATAAGCTTAGGAAGATGTGGAGCGATATATTGGCGGCAATTTTTACAACACCACATTTAGTTGTTTTTGTGCAATTTGTGCAGTGGTCTATTATAGGCTACACTTACTATAGAGTTTTACGATTTTATTACGGAGCTTTGCATAAAGTTTTTGGCATCCCCGAAAGTACACCTAAAGCACAGGTTGAAGTTCGAAAGGAAGAAATTAGTGAGGACTTGTCTGCCCAAACAGCAGAAGGTAAACAACTTCCAAAGAAACCGCAGATATTGCGCGTTAAGAAGCTGCGAGATGGTGCAGTGGCTATGAGCTATGACCAGCAGAATTCTATTGTGGAAAATATAATATCTAAGCAGATGTGTAAATTTTCAATACGTGTGTTGCACGAGGGTGAAGAGGTACATTCACGTATGTTTGGGTCTTCTTTATGCTTAGGCTCAGATGTTTTTGTTATGCCGTATCATTTTTGGTTTCGTTTTAAGGAGATGCAAGCCCATTGGGAATCGCATGGTGATGAGGTGATTTTACGCCTGCATTGGAATGATAAATTAAGTGTAGATGTCGCGTGGGATTCTATATCAGTGTGTAAATTAGATTACAAACACTGTGAAGATTTAGTATATGTGCGTATCAATAAGTTGGTACAGAAACCACATATTAAACAATTCTTTATGCGTGCTACTGATAGACCAGTATTAAGTGAATTATATATGTATGGTATGCGGGCTGGTTCATTTACTTTAAATATTATGCAAGTTCAAAATGGAGAGTTTGTCGATACAGTTTACAATCACGAAAGCCGAGATGATCCTTTGTATGGGGGAAAATTTGAAAAGCGGGAAATTGTTATTCCAATTTGTTTGAAATATTATAACTGTACATCAACAGTTGGTGATTGTGGCATGATGGTGATGAATTGTGATTCGCGTATGAATAACCGTAAAATCATGGCTATGCATACAGCTGGACATGTTGGTGAGAGATATGGTTTAGGATCTTTAATATTTGTTGAAGATATAGAGGAAGCGTTTAAGCAGCTTTATACTGATGAAACCATGATTACAGCTGTGGCTATGTCTTATGAAGAGCCAGCGGAGTATGCCCAACCTCTAAGGGATCTAGGACTTAATGTCTTAGGCAGATTGCCTAGATTGACTGTTCCTGAATATCAAGTTGATAAGTATCCTGTTGTTATGTTACCGCGTAAAACTAAGATCCAGCCATCCTTAGTGCATGCTATTATGAATGAAGATTTTGGTCCAACAACTATGGGAATTGCTAAATTGCGCCCTTTCACAGATGAAAATGGCGAGCGAGTTTACCCTATGTTGAATGCAATGAAGAAAATAGCAGTAGTTAGTAATTCATGCACAGATAGCGAGATGGATATTATACAAGATCACATAGCAAATACCATCTCAAGTTGGCAGAGCCCATATGAACCTCATATTCTAACGGATCATGAGATGATTAATGGTTGTGGAAATCTTAATCCTGTAGAGATGAAGACATCAGCAGGATATCCTTATGTGTTTTTAGATAATACGAATGGTAAGTTGCCGTTTTTTGAACAGATAAGTGATGCCCCCGTACAATATAAGATGGGACCATATTTAGAAACACAGGTTCGACAACGTGAGAGAGATGCTAGTGAAGGAAAAATTACAGACACGTTGTTTATTGATACACTGAAAGATGAAACTCGTGAATTATCAAAAGTTTTGTCTGGTAAAACTCGTTTGTTCCAGATAGCACCGGTTGACTTTAATTTACTGATACGCAAATATTTTGGTGCATTTCTAATGCACACGCAAGCTACCTACATTCGTGGGGAAGGTGCAGTCGGTATTAACGCAAACAGTATGGAATGGACAGCGTTGATCAAAGAGCAATTAAGTGTGGGAGATGATTTTCTCAATGGAGACGTCCGAAATTTTGATGCGAGTGCAGCTCAGCGAATTGGAATGTCCAACGCAGAATCAATCAATAAGTGGTATCGTAATGGAAGGGATTGGTCACCAGTGCACGATATGATCCGTAGGGTGTTATTCGCAACGTTTTTAAATTCGAAACATATATATAGAGATGTTGTCTATCAAGCAGTGCAAGGGAACAAGTCGGGCACAGCAATCACTACATGGTTTAACAATTTGATTGGTATGTTTGTAACCAGATTAGCAATATTGAGAGCTTATCGGACTCTTATCAATTTTAATAAAGGCATAGGTCCGAAATACTATGGCGATGATGATTCAATCGCAGTAAATACAGCCATATATCCTCAGATGACAGGTAAATATTACAAGCAGGTTATGGCTAGTGTGGGATTAGAATATACGTCGGCGTTGAAAGGTGAAGTCGTTGATGGGTGGTATAAGCTCCCTGATGTGTCG